GCAACAGGAATCTTGATCGACAAGCATCGCCAATACGAAGGTGAGCCGACCCAAGTCATCGAAGTAAAGAAGTCTCTTAGCCTGGAGGAGATCAAAGCCGAGCTCGCCACCTTGAAGGATGAAAAGATAGTCGAGGCGGAGGTTTCGGACGTAGAATCGTAACTTTTTCTTGTCCCCTAGCCTACTGATTTACAATCAGTTCTGACAATCGTAAAAAATACTTTCATATTTTACTTGCTTTCCTGTACAGATAAGCTAGATTGATTGCATGAATGACACAAAACCAACAAATAAAGAGGTCGCAGAAAATGCGATCATCACCCTTGGGATAGCATTAAAAGCTATTCAGCTGAGTGGTGGCCACATCCGCATCATCCAAGATATTAAGAATCAGATAGTCGAACTTAGGGAGACTTTTAAGATATGAAACAATTACTTACAAAAACAGAATACAAAAAATTCCAAAAAGTTGAAGAGGCTCTTTCTGTACTTATTTGGCGGATAGAAAAAAGGCTAGGGGGTGAATTATGGAATCTCGTTGGCGAAAATCACCTTGAAGATTCCGATAATCCTGATGTTGGGGAATTGTTAATAAGTCTATCCAATATCAGTATTACTATTCAAGATAACGACATTGAGCGATTAGTCGGCAAGAAGCTCTCCAAGCAAGACCTCGAAACCATTAAAAACCGATGAACTTCAATCATTGCTTCGTACCCCTCAAGCTCGCCGAAGCTCAAGCCTTCGTGGCCGAGCATCATCGACACTCCAAACCTTTAAAGCGACATCGATTCAGCATCGGCGTAAAGGACGGGATAGGCATCCGGGGGATGGCCACGGTTGACAATTGCTCGAGCTCTTGGGCTAACCGGCATGATCATATGGAGATCCGTAGGGTTTGCACCGATGGGACCAAGAACCTGGCATCCTTCTTACTCGGTAAAGCGTCGATGGCTTGCTTCTGCATGGGAGCCAAGGTCGTATTTACCTATACCAAACCCTACGAGGCTTGCAGTAGCCTTTTGGCCGACAATTGGCAGATCGGTGGGGTTAGCCATAGAAAAGGCCATATGCCCCTCATACGATGGATGAAAGAAGCGCCTTGGGAACTGAAGAAAGACGGTCACGTCCGAAATCTCAAGACAGGCGAAGCGATTCCGCTTGACGAATACCGCAAATCTGAGACTCAAAGGATGCTCAAAATCATACGAGCATGGCAAAAGAAAAATCAGGAGGCCGCATGACAGAGCCTAAAAAACAATGGGGAGGCAAACGCCCAAACCAAACAGGACGGCCACCCAACCGACCAGGAGTCAAACGAATTGGATTCCATTGCATGGTCGATCCGACAACGAAGGACCTGATCACCCGCCAGGCCGCCAAAAAGAAAACAAGCGCAGGTCAAATCGTTGACGAGCTTGCGAAAGGACTTGGTGATGAGTAATCCGATTGAATCTTTTGTCGAATTGGTTTTGGGGGATGATCCCGATTTGATGTCGGCGACCCGAGTAAAACCTTTGAACGACGTCGAGGCTTTGTTTTTCAATATGGCCATGTCGAGGGTCGATCCGTCTTTCGTTGAAAACGTGAAAACCTTGGCGGATCGAATGCCGAAAGAACATTCCGATGCCGTGACTACTTTGGTGGGGTATTTCGAGCGGCTCGGGAAAACTTTGGAGAACTGATCGATGACGAATAGGATCTCCATCTATTGATCACGTCGAACGATTGACCTTTAATCGACGTATTCGCCCGACCTGTTTATCGAATCGCCTTGAAATTCGGGAAGCCGTGTTTTGATTTTCAAGGTTCATTCGTTTTACGTGCTAGAACGTCCTTTCGATTGGCCGAAGGTATGTTTTCACGTGCTAGGGGGTAAAAAGCCCTCCTGAGTACCTTCCTGCCGATTTTAGAGCTATACCCGTTTGGCAGACCTTAATGCGTTTGCCACGATGCCCTTTCCCGCCCCGTGAGCATAGCTAGGAATCGTTTCTATCTTCTACGAGGGTAATCTACCATGTCGAGTCCCAAAGCCTCCTAGAGCCTCCTCCGCCATTCTCCTGAATGCCGATTGCTCGGAACCCCTGTACCCTATTGGCCCTTTTCGATCCTTCCGAGGGTCTAGGCTCATGTCGATGAACAAAAGGCTTGATACGGTCGAGGGGTACGGGGGGTTCCCAGGGTGAATGGATTTCATCGAGTGACTCCTTCTCGAGTGACTCTTCCGAGCTTGAAGGCTATTGACCGGGGTGCATACCCATTGCCCCGAGCGGAGCGGTAGGGGCAGGAGCGTGTGGCCTGCCCACCTCCTTTGGGTATGTCTCCCCTCATAGCCTATATTTTTAATATTATTGTTTTGACCTTGTACGTGACCATGTACGTTCCTATATCCCCCCTTTAGGGGGGTGCATGACGTACATGGTGTATCATTTTGTCTCACTCGGCCTCTAGCTCGAAGTTTGCGGAGTACAAAATCCCGCTACCATTTCCCTGTTTCTCTTGCACAATTCTATCGCCACAAGCCTTGATTATCGCCTCGATCTTTCTCCTTCCGATGTCAATGTTGGTCACCTTTTGAAGTAATTCGATCAACTTTGTTTGGCTCTCGATCTTCCTCGTTTGGAGCTTCAATTCTCTTATTAGAGTGTCGGCCAGGCGCTCGGTCGTCTTTCTGTTTTCGGATGCCTGACCGGCCTTCCTGAGAGTCGGTTCGAGGTCGGGATTGTAAATAAAATTGGGCCATGAGAACTCGATTACCTTCTTTTCGGGAGAGGCAAAGTTTCTTAGGGTTCCCTCGAGAACCAGGTGATGTTCCTCTTCGTGTGGAGTCAGGGTAAGGATGGCATCGGGATCCCTTGCGAACACCCCGGAGCCTGATGCCCGGTCGATGTGATCAGTCTCCGCCTTGTTCCCCTTTGAGAAGTGATGGGCATAGACGAATGCACAACCTAGTCGCTCGGAGAAGGTTTCCATGACGTCGAGGACTTTTGCGACTGAGCCTGCATCGTTCTCGTCATAATCTCCCGACAGTTTGTAAAAGGGATCGACTATTACCATGTCAGGCTCGAAGTCCTTGATTGCTTGGATGTGGAGGGCGAGATCCTCGAGTGAACGCTTTTGCCCTCGGAGTCCACAATATCGAAAGTTCTTGGTCGGGAAGTACTCGTTTGCCGGGCTGTTGATAATCTCCTTGAAGCGTTCCTTGGCTAGTCGGGGGACAAGCTCGAAGTCGAGGTAAACGACTTTGCATTGGCGGTTAATGTTGTGACCGAGCCAAGATAGACCGTTTGCGGCGGCTAGGCCGAGGTGCATGAGTCCGAGGGTCTTTCCTGCCTTCGATGAGCCGGAGAGTATCATCTTGCAACCCTTGTGTAAGATTCCTTCGAGGAGGACGGGAGGCAGGGTGGATGGATCGGAGGCATCGGCCATGACCTGGAATAAGTCGATGAAGATCGGAGGAGGCAGGGGATCGTCAATCGCATCATTGACGTGGACCGAGGGGACGGGTTCCTGATAGGTTGCGGTCGGGGTCATGCCGGCTAACATTTGATCGATCTCATCGGCGGCGGCTAGTGTTTCGGGGGTTAGATAATCTTCTCTTCGTGCCATGTCTTTTCCTTGGTTGTTTATTTTATGTGATTTCTGCCAATGGTAATAACTAGCGTTGGCTTTAAAGTGCGTTTGTCCCGCAGGATATAAATCTTGCGACCCTGCATTAATTTGTCTGCCGTCTGAAGTGCTTGGATGGTCGGGATGCCTAGTCGGAGGAATCGCCTGACTGCCTTGGCTCGAAGGATCAGATCGACCACCCTACCCTAGTCCTTCCAATAAATGATCGGTTGCTCGGCGGCCAAGGGTTCACCCTGCTTTCTCCTCGTCCCCCAAGGGAGCCGGCAAAGCTGAGAACCGTTTGCAAATCTGACGTCTCCCCCGAGTTTTTGGGACAGGGTTAGAAAGTCATCCCTTCGACCGGGTTTCCAATGAAACCAGGCATGGAGGCTTTTCCCACCTGACGAGACAACCATCTTGAGCGGGACGATTGATTCGAGTTGCTTGATCAAGCCGAGTTGCTGTTCAAAGGTGATCGACTTGTCATCGACTTCGTGGAGTAGGTATTTCCTTTGCCCGTTCAGGTTGCTCTCGTTTCTCCCGGTCGGATTCTCGACCGATGGATTGTGAGTCATATATTGATAGGGCTTCAGATCGATTGCCCGCCATTCCTTGACCGGTCGGCAAAACTCGAGAGGCTTGGAATGTAGCTCGGGCTGAATGAAGATTACTTCGCTATCCTCGAACAGTCCGCCAATCGCCTCGGCCCCGCTCAACGGGATTGGATCGGATGCGAGCATGAATTCCTCGTAAGTATTCTCATTTCCGACATAAGTCTTTTGGAGTGCTTGATCGACTGCCTCCCTTTTCTTTTTCACGGTGGACCGATTGGGATTGGCCAGGTAGTCGTAGCCGGATAGGACGAGTTTCCTGATCTCATTTGATTGCTCGTCCCGATGGTTCGATCCGTTAAGTACTTTGTAAATCAACTCGACTGCCTGCTCGACGTCCTCGACGTATTTGCAGACTATTAAACTGAGCGGAGTCAGTACTTGATTATGATGACTGAACTCACCATCGGGCAAGCGCTCGAAAAAGTTTCTCAGTTCTCCTTTTAAAGTGGCCATCAGTTGAACCCCTCGACCTTTTTGCAATCCTTCGGATCAATCCGAAAGACGGGTTCCACGTCCTGGCTGTCCCTCGTATTTTTCGTTCTCCCACCAAACTCGAACTTATATTTTTTCTCGAAGTCCCATACGTGGTAAACGAGTGCATCCTTGCATCTGAAGATTAGGATGAATTTATACCCCGATGTTTTCGCCAATGCTCGGGCGGCCTCGATCTTCTTGTATGAGATCATGAAGGTAAACTGACCGAACTTGATGTTTGCGGTCTTGATCTCGAGCCATGCAAATCGTCCTTGTCCGATCAGGAGGTAATCGACTTTCCATTTTATCGGCTCGAGCTTGATGAATTGACATTGCCAAGCCTGACTTAGGTAGTTGGCAATCTCCTGCTCGTTATCGAGATCCCTTTGAGATTCGTATCTAGGCCGAGCCGCCATCCCGTTCCCTTTCTATTATCCGGGCAATTTGCTCGGTGACCTTTTGGATTGCTCCCCGCTCGATTCGATTGATCAATCCTCGGGATAGCCCTGCCTGATCGGCAATCTCCGCTTGAGACATGGTCTGACCCGGCCTGGTCTCCCGCAGGAGATTTCGGAGCTTGGCATCGGTTGCCATTTGGCGGGCCTTATCCTGTTTCCTCTTCGCCATCCTCTCCCACCGTCACCCATTTGTCTATGAACGCTCTTGGTAGTCCCGCCTCGGACACGTGCTTGTCATTCTCATCCGGCTCGAATCCCTTCCGGCTGACGTGAATGATCTTGGTTATGATCTCATTAGTGACCCCCCATCGCCTGATCGCCCAAGCCTCATTCGGAAAACGGACGTCATCGAATATGATGGTCTGCTTGCCTATATACGGGTGGACCATTCTGTATGCCGCATCGACCCAAATGTTCGGATACACGCTTTCCCTGCCCCATGCGGTCCCCAATGACTGAAGCATTGACCTGACCGTTGCTTGCTCGGGAAAGCCCGGAGGCACTTCCTCCTTCTGATCGATCCAACCCTCATGCGGGAGGATGGTGATGAGCATTTCCTTGAGCGGCTTGGCGAATGAAAAGACCATCCCGTCGAGTGTCTTTGCATAAGTTGATTTGCCGACCCCCTTCGGCCCGCATAGTCCGATGATTTCTACGCCCATGTTGAAAAGATCCGCATCATGCCAATCAGAAAGGAGGCTAGGACGAATATCCCGGTCGCCACGGCGAGCAGGAAGAGCAGGATGCTGAATAGTTTTTTAATTGGTTTCATCCCTTCATCCGACAGCTATAAATGCGTTGGCATTGAGGAAGTTTACCAGGCCATGTTTTGGGTCATTTGCATCTATCCTAAGTTCCCCTATGTCAATGGTAACAGGGCTAAGAATATCGTCATTTATCAACTCGGCATATGTGTCTGCGTCCTCTTCATTTGGCCAATAACGCCTGACTTTGGAATGGGAGTTTGTGGTTACCCAAATGCTTATCACATTCTTTTTTTGTTTTTCGATTTTTGCTTTCATGTTAGTAGTGTGTTTTAATTTCCCCTTCCGCCGCCAAGGGAAGTCCCGGCATATAGGTTGGTTCTTCGGTTAGTATTTGAATGAGTAGGTCGAGGGCCGCCTGTCCCTCGTTCTCGCCTACCTCCACGGTGATTGAATCGTGAACGTGTAGACAGACCGGCAACCCTGCGGCCTCCGCCCGGATGATGGCATCGGAAAAGATTTGCCGGGCTTGGCATTGGACGAGGTTTTCCATCAGGAGCCCGCCGTAAAGTTTTGTCCTCCCCTGCCCTCTGACCTTTTGTGCGGTAATGTCACCCTTGTCATCGACCTGGACGTTAAAGTATCTGATCGGTGCCTCGTCCCGTGTTTGGACGACTACACATTCGGGCGTATCCTTTGCCTGTTCCCTGACGAAATCCTCGAGAGCCTTCCATTGCTCGACAATCAGGGGATTGTTCTTTCTATAGTCATTGACTTGCTTCTTTGCCTCCTGCTCGGTCATCTTGAGCTTTCCACCGGTCAGAGCCTCGGCCACTTGACCGAACTTTCTGAACCCGCAACCATAGCCCAAGCCGAGAACTCTCGCTTTGCAAAGGTGTCGGAGTTCGGGGGCGAGATCCTTCATCGGCTCGTCATGGTTATATAGACCGGTCGCTCGACCATGTGCCTCGTACAGATCGATCCCTCCCCTGACTAGGCCAAGGAAGTCCA